TGAATATAATCCTTGTCATTTTCATGCGAGTAAAAATAGTTTAGTAGGTCTCTCATCAGTTTTATTTTTAAAAACACCTGATAGTTATGGTAAAGAAATAGTAAATCACGATAGTCCTTCAAATGGTCATTTAGAATTTATAGGTGGCGCTCAACACTCACTATCAATGTCGCAAATTAGATTAAGTCCTAAAATTGGTGATTTCTTTATATTTCCATATACATTGGTACATGGTGTTTATCCATTCTACGATACAGACCAAGTAAGAAGAACATTATCATATAATTGTGATATATTACCTAAAGTAATGGTAAAAGCAAAATAAAGGAGAAAACATGAACATAGAAGAATTAAGAGACCAACTTAAAATAGACGAAGGTGTCAAATATGAAATCTATAATGACCATTTAGGTTATGCAACATTTGGTATAGGACACTTAATCGTTGAAGGCGATGAAGAACACGGTAAACCTGTAGGCACAGCAGTAAGTGAAGAAAGAGTAAATGCTATATTTGAAGAAGATGTGCAAAAGTATATTAGTGAATCAAAGAAAGTGTTTCCTAACCTTGATGATTTACCAGAAACTGCTCAACAAGTGATAGTGAATATGTGCTTTAATATGGGAGCACCACGGTTATCACAATTCAAAAAATTTATTGCAGGTGTGAATAAAGGCGATTGGCCTACAGCAGCAATAGAAATGATGGATTCTAGGTGGGCAAATCAAGTAGGCGATAGAGCAACAAGATTAAGAAACAGAATATTGACACTAGACCATTCGGAGTAATTATGGACGAGGCAGGTAGATTTACAGCAGAACATAGCGTAATGGAAGCAGGTATTGAGATACGAGAATTGAAACATCTATTAGAAATCAAGGATGATAAGATTAAAAAATTACAAGCAGAAATAGTGAGATTGAAGGCATCCCAAAGACATAATATCACAATTGATGGTGAACCACTACATAGTGTGGCGTCTGAAAAATACAACAAATTTGGTGACAAATCCTTACTAGATTCTGATGATGAAGAACCTAATAATGAATCATATTAGGGGGCTTGACAAGGCACCTCAAATATGTTATAATAAGACATATGCAAAAGAAGAATTATAAACTTCTTTTTATAGTGCAAGGAAGAGGGTTTTACCAGAGGCTCGAACTTGACTGCTCAGGGGTTGTACCCAGGCATAACTTGGAAAACAAGGGGTGTCAAATCGCCGACAGGTGAGAGTAGGTTGTGGCAGAATAGGAAATGGAATCCGGTCTGTTGCTTGTGGGTAATTCCATAGTCCCACCTATTTCGCATATAAATAATAATGTCGTTAATACAGACAACATACAAATACAATTATACAAAGGATATAAAAATATGAATACAAGTATCGCAGCGTTAAAACGCTCAAAGTCTAACCTAGACACACTTATAGGCGAACTTTCAAAAGTCGCTGAACCTCAAAAACAAAAGAACTCATATGCTGATGATAGATTCTGGAAACCAGAACTAGATAAATCAGGTAATGGTTATGCTGTTTTTAGATTTTTACCAGCAGTTAAAGATGAAGATTTACCATGGGCAAGATTATGGTCCCATGCGTTTCAAGGACCAGGAGGGTGGTTTATTGAAAACAGTTTAACAACACTTAACAAGAAATGTCCGATTAGTGAAGCAAACAGTTTACTATGGAATTCTGGTGTTGAAGCAGACAAAGAAATTGCAAGAAAGAGAAAGCGTAAGTTATCTTATATTGCAAATGTATTAATCATTAATGACGCAAAACATCCTGAGAACGAAGGTCAAATCAAACTATTTAAATTCGGTAAGAAAATCTTTGATAAGATTACTGAAGCGATGAAACCTGAATTTGAAGATGAGAAACCTATCAACCCATTTGATTTCTGGGAAGGTGCAAACTTTAAACTGAAAATCAGAAAAGTTGATGGTTACTGGAATTATGATAAATCAGAATTTGATAGTCCATCTGCTGTAAAAGATAATGATGAGGCTATAGAAGAAATATGGAACAAACAGTATCCATTAAAACCATTTCTGGCACCTGAAAACTTTAAATCATATGATGAGCTTAAAGCAAAACTTGACAAAGTTTTAACAGGCGTTAGAAGTACTGGCACGGCTGAAGATGTTGCAATCCCACCGTCAACACCTACACCTAGTCCAGATGTAGTAGAAACAGTAGATACTCCTAGTCCAAAGGTTGAAGATGAGGATAGTGATGAAACACTATCTTATTTCAGTAAACTAGCGGAAGAGGACGAGTAATCTCTCCACCTGTTTTCTCTATATTGGGGTTAGGAATTGAGTTTCTAACCCCTTTTTAATATAAATATTACACTATTATATTATGATGAAGTTTGAGATATCAAAATTAAAACATAAGGAGTTTTTATGTGGAAATCAATAACGGACGCTATTAGTAATGTAACATCAGTTGCAGTTTCACTAATAGGGTTATCAGTTGCGTTAGAAGTAGTATTCGGTTCTGCCGTACCATTTCTTTCATTAGGAGTTATCAATAATATCTCCGGTATCGTGGCTGACCTAGGATCACAAGGTCTTATTGGACTTATTACCCTAGGTATTCTATGGGCTATTTGGAAAAAATAGTTAAGATAATAATATTTCTATTAAACTAGGGGTCGTAAAGACCCCTTTTTTTGGCATAAATAGGAGTATGGATTTATTTTTTACATTACTCATTGAATTTGGTTTGCCTGTAGCAGCGTCTGCTGTCATGGGACTTTTTATTTACATCATTCTCAAATACATATTAGGATCGGTAATCGGTCAAGTCAAAGGTATGCACGGCATTATTATGGGATTAGATAATAGAATTAAGACAATGAATAATGATATGATAAAGTTAGATTTGCTGATATCTCATGCCTTAAAACTTCGACCAGATGAAGATAGAATTTCTAGGGCAGACGGTAAGGTAGACGCTAGAAAGGACTAATGGACATTGTTGAGATACTAGACAAGTATGGTTTTGCCACACTAGCAGCAGTTGCTATGGGATATTTTATATATTTCATTTACACTTTTATTACAACCGAAATTAAAGTAAAATTAAGTGAAGCAAATGGTGTGCTTATAGGTCTCATTGATAGAATAAGAATGCTTGATAATGACCTCATCAGGTTGAGGTCAAAATTGAATACAGTATTGGAGATACAAGAAAATGAACAAAGGAATGACAAGTCAAAAGAATCAAAGAGAATATCTAAGACACCTAAAAAATAGCGGTCTAATTATAGGCATAATATTTACTGTTATGTTTGTCTCAGCGGCAGTTTTAGATTACATCCTATTATAAATATAAGCATGAAAACACTACAAAAGGTAGTGTTAGTATCGTTTTTTTATGTGTTATTGGTGGGTTCTAACACTCTTACAGCAAGCGAAATAGTCTATCAATTTAGCAGTCCTTCTTTCAGCGGGACTGGATATTCTAGTCATGTTCTATCTATTGAACAATTACAACACAATAGAAAAAACGAAGCAAAAGATGACGCTAAATCAGCGGCTGCAGCTGCGACTAGAGCTGAAAATAATACTACAATTGCTAAGTTTATAAAAAATGTAGAAAGTAGAATTTATGCTAACTTATCAAAACAGTTAGTTGATAATATGTTTGGAACATCATGTACAGGCACTTGCCCTACAAGTGGTACTGCTACAGTAGAAGGTTCTACAATTTATTGGGTAAAAGATACATCAACAGAAATTATTACATTAACAATTACAGACCCTACTGGTAATGTTACCACAATGTCAGTACCTTTAGGCGACTTTGAATTTTAGGATATAATTAATGGAAACAATACCACAAGTAGCAGCAGCGTTATTAATAATTTGTTTTTTAGGAGGTTGTGCCTCGACAGGAAAAAATAGTCAATATGCTAATGTTGAACAACCTTTCATTGAAGGGACTACGACATTACAAACATTGAGAGAGATACCTGACCTAGACAATCAACCACAAATAACAATTGCAGTTTATCAGTTTACAGACCAGACAGGACAAAGAAAACCTAATCCTAACTTTTCTCAATTGTCAACCGCTGTAACCCAAGGTCCTGATGTATGGGTTATATCTGCTTTAAAAGCAGTTAGTGATGGTGATTGGTTTAAAGTTGTAGAAAGAAAAGGTCTAGGTAATCTAGTCAAAGAAAGACAATTAATTAGGTCAACAAGAGAATTATATGATGGTGAAACAGATACAGGTAATGTTTTAAAACCATTAGTTTTTGCAGGATTAATAGTTGAAGGTGGTATAGTAGGCTATGATAGTAATGTTGCGAGTGGTGGAGTTGGTGCGAGATACTTTGGTATAGGTATTAAAGAACAATATCGTACTGACCAAGTAACAGTTTCGTTAAGAGTTGTTGCAGTACAAACAGGTGAAATATTATTATCTGTTTCAGCAACAAAAACTATTGCAAGTTATAGTCAAGGTGGTGATGTATTCAGATTTTTAGACATGAGTACAAAAGCATTAGAGTTTGAATCGGGTCAAGCTACAAATGAACCAGTAAATTATGCTATACGAACAACAATAGAACACGCTGTTTTGCAAATGGTGTATGAAGGTGTAAATAATGGATTATGGAAAATGCAAGGCGTAAACAAGATACACTTAGAAAAGGAAAAAAGTAAATGAAAAGTATAACTAAATTAGTTATGTTTTTGATGATGATTACAATGCCAGTAATGGCGAATGATATCTATGTAACACAATCAGGTGCTACATTAACTTTAGATGTGTTACAAGATGGTCAAAATAACACAATTGGTAATAGTACTACAGCCTCTACGGTTACAGGTGCTACATCTAACTTTAACATTGACCAAATTGGTAATTCGAATGTACTAACTTTTGATATCAATGGTGCAAGTTACACAGGTACATTTAGTACGACTGGTAATAGTAACAACATAGACTTCAATTGTGATAGTGGTGGAACAGTCAGCTCATGTGCTACTGTAACTGCCTCAATCATATGGGTAGGTTCTTCAAACGACCTAGATATTGATGTTGGTGAAACAGCAGACGCTACAGGTGCAAATATAACAATATCAGGTGCTTCTGGTAGTGATTCAAATGTAGTCGCAGGAACAATAGATGGTACTAGTGTTATCTTTACTTTATCAGTAAATGGTGATACAAATAATTTCTTGGTAGACATAGACGGTGATGGTGATAGTGCAGGTCATACCTACATACACACACATACAGGTTCAATCGCTGATGTGGATATAACACAATCTGGTATCTATGATAACATGATTACTTTAACAACAAGTGGTGATAACCATAATATTGATATTATACAAAGAGATTAATATGGATTTAGGAACAATAAACATTATATTATTAACGGGAATGGTGGTATATGCAAATTACAAATTTTCTAATTGGATGC